TTACGGCAGCTTTGGAAATGTATCCTGGGAAATGGAAAAGAGCGAAGCTGGCATTGCTGGAAAGTATTTGTAGGAGATTTGCTTATGAGCCGGATACAAAGACCGGTCCGTTATCATTTTCTTTTGGAGAAAGGGCAAAGCAGTGGAGAGAAGACTATGAAAAGTTAAAAAAGGAGGTTGCCAATGGCTGCGTTTCCGTTCCCTGTTTTGGAGTTGGAGCTGATGGAAAAGAAAAACAGCCATATTTCCATACCGGAATGATGGAAAATGGGGAGGCGAAAGAGCTATGATGCGTTCGTTTATGTATCTCAGACCTGGCAATCTTGCGAAAGATTTTATCATAGAACAGCGTAGCACTTCTCTGAGCGAAATCGGAAGACCAAAGACAGCATATCAGGATGATGGAAATTGTATGCTGAAGGGAGTTCTTGCAGAGGCGGATACCCGGCAGAAAATGAGATGGGAGCAGTTGCAGCATCCGATCACGCATACGATTGTTCAGACTGGAAAACCTATGGCGGAAGCTGAGGATAAGCTGGTTTTAGGGAATCGGGTATTTCTGATTCAGGGAGTAGATGAACCTGGAAGTCTTGGCGTTTGCACCATTTACTATGTGGAAGAAAGGGCTGATGTGAAATGAGTGCGGGAGGAAGACTTAAAATAGCTGTGGATGAAGTGGTAAAAAATGTCGGAAGGCAAGCAATATCACGAGGAACCAGAGCTGTAAATGCACTAAGAAATGCGGAGTTAGAAGTCCTGAAAGGGCAGCGAAGCGGTAGAGTTTACAAAAAGCCTTATAGCAGAGCTACTTACACAGCATCAGCTCCGGGAGAACCACCGGCAAGAAGAAGCGGTGCATTACGCCTTAACTGGCATGGAGAAGTGAAAGGTGGAAACATCGGAAGCGGTGGCACTCAAATAGTAGCGGTGATGGAGAGCGAACAGCATTATGCGGGATACCTGGAAAATGGTACAAGCAAGATGGCTCCACGCCCGTACAAGGACCGTATCATTGAAAAAGCCACTCCGGAAATTGTGGCTATCTACAATGAACCGTACAGTTAGGGGGTGCGACGATGAAGTTGATTGTGGATTCTGTGTCAAAGGTATTTGACATATCGGTAATTGAAAAAGGTTATCTCATATTTGCGAAACACCGAACCTGGCCGGACGGAAAGGCAGGATTTGTAACCGCTGTTAATGACAAGAGGATTACAGTTCAGTATCATCCAGGAATAGCCAATGTCACGAACCATTTTTTTCTTCCGGCGGAAGAGGTTGCTGCTGGCGAGTGGGAAGTGCGTTGGACCAAAGACATGAAAACTGTTTATGAGTATGAAGGGTAAGGTGACAGGATGACATTGGAAGAACTTCTCCGCAAGTGGTTTTTAGGGAGAGAGAATATTTCAAAAAAGCTGGCAAGGTTCGGCGATAATCCTGCGATTTTTTATCAGACAGCTCCAGCAGATAATCAAGTCGGATGGAGGGAGCAATATCCTAGAATTGTATATACAGTGGATATGCAAGCGGATCAGGAAAGGAAAAGTGCCGGAACATTGCAAGTAAGTTTGCTGTGTGATGAAGTGGGTACACCGCCGGAGGAAATAGAACCAGATGTAAAAAACAGCTTGAAGGATTTACTTATTCAGCCTGATTCTGGGTTTCCTTATTGTTTTACCTGGTCCAGAACAGATGCCTTCGAGATTCCGGAGAGAGAGACAGGTACAGATACCAGAATTTTCGGCATGGAAATCAGGTTTGATATTTTGGAATATGTAAGCCAGGAAACAACGGATCCGGATCCAGTCATGGCGTTAAATCAGTACATCAAAGAGACTATTCCAGAAGCGTTCGTTCTCGGAGCTGATAAAATGAATGAATATAAGACACCGGCTCCAAGTGAACCGGTATTTTATTGCAGACTTGAAGGAGTGGAAAAAAGCAGAGAAACCAATACGGTAGCATGGATGGACGGCAAGATTGCTGTCCATGTTTTATGTCCGGCGGCAGATTTGCGGCTGAAATGGGTGATGGCATTAGCGAACGGTCTATCTCTGGATGGAGAAGTCGTAATGCTGGATAAATCCCCTATGAGAATCAAGAGATTGCAGGTAAATAACAAAGCGGATTATTTGAAAGAGGGACAGCTTTTTGTAACAGTTCATTATGGGCTTTTAAGATACAAGCCGAAAGAACACATGATTACATCAGCTAGAGTCTCTGCCAATTAGGAGGTTTGAAAAGATGGAAAAAAAGGTAAACTCCAGTGCAAAAACACCGGAGAAAAACACATCAGAGCCTTTATACACAGTAGCAGAACTGGCGGAAAGTTCTGAGAAAGTGTTCGGTAAAGATGTAAGAAAAGAGTGTGTAATGGCTGCTTTCCGGTATGCCGGAAAAAAGGAAGCCACGAAAGAAGAGGCTAAGAAAATTGTCACAAGCTTTTTGAAGAAGGAGGTTAAATAGGATGGCAGGAACATACATGCTTGGAGAAACGAAAGTAAGACCGGGTTCTTATTTCAATATCCAGAAAAAAGGGGATGGACCGGCTTCCGGGGCTAAAAACGGAATTGTTGGCATACTGTTCAAGTCTGATTGGGGACCGCTGAATCAGGCTGTCGAGGTAAGTGTAGATGACGGATATGAGAACATTTTTGGAACCGGCGGTACAACGGATGCGATCGGTCTTGCATTTGAAGGCGGGGCAATCACAGCGATTTGCTGTCGTGTTGGAAATGGCGGAACCGAGGGAAATGTTAAGCTGAAATTGAAAGGTGGAGAGACAGATGCGGTTTCTATTACCGCAAAATACCCAGGCAAGAAAGCATTTACCGTATCCGTAAAAGATAAACTTTCAGACGAAACTATGAGAGAGTGCATTATTTACTCCGGAACGAAAGAATTTGAAAAGGTATCCTTTGCGAAGGGCGGAGAAGACGAGGTGGCGGCTTTGGTGGCTGCTTTTTCTGATTCTAAGAATTTCAAAGTGGCAAAGCTGGCTGAAGCAAAAGGAGAGCTGGAGGCAGTAACCCAAACAGCAATGACACCGGGTACTGATCCAGAGACTACCACTCAGGATTATAGTAATGGTTTTGTTGCTATCGAGCCTTATTTCATGAATACGGCTTGCGTAGATACGGAGGATACTGCCGTACACGGTCTTCTGGATTCGTTCCTTGATCGCATTTTTGATGTGGGGCAGCTTGTCCAGGGATGTGTTGCAGAAAAGCAGTCCGTAGAGTTAGAGGACAGAATGGCTCATGCAGCAGCCTTTAATACAGAGAAAATGGTATATGTTCTGAACTCTGCATTAACCAGCACTACTTATGGAGAAATCGAAGGATACCAGGCGGCGGCGAAGGTTGCTGGAATGATTGCGGCAGTTGCGGCAAATGCTTCGTTGACACATACGGTCTTGGATAAGGTAACGGAACTGAGAGAACGGCTCACGCCTACTCAGATGACAAAAGCAGAGCAGTCTGGCTGTCTGGTGCTTAGTGTGAATAAGAACGGACAGATTTGGATTGATAATGCTATCAATACGCTGGTTACTCCGGCTGATAATCAGGATGAAGGTTGGAAGAAAATCCGAAGAACCAAAACCAGATATGAAATGATTACAAGAATGAACGATCAGGTGGATTCCCTTATCGGAAAGGTGGACAATGACACAAATGGGCGTGCTACCATCATCAGTCAGCTTCAGGGCGTCGGAGATGCAATGATTGAAGAAGGGAAGTTGACAGCTTGCACAGTAGCAGAAAGTTCTGTTTACAAAGCAGATGGCGACAGTGCATGGTTTGAAATTGACTGCATCGACAAGGATTCTGCTGAACACATTTACTTAATGTATGCGTTCAGATTTAGCACTCAGGAATAAGAAGGGAGGATATGAATAATGCCTATCAATGCAAGAGCAGCCGGAGATTCCCGGCACGCAAGAACCGGTAAAGATGGGGCTTTCTACAACAAAGACGGCGTAATGCTGGCAAGTGTAGAAACCTTTACATCTAATGTAACCTGGAACAACGCAAAGTACAATGTGCTTGGCGATCCGCAGGAACATGAAACATCTGCATCCTATGCAGTAAATTTAACGATGACTCAGGTAGTTGTAGAAGACGATCAGTTCATCGTAGAACTGTTTGAGGCGATGGAATCTGGAATCACTCCATGTTGGGATTTCCAGGGAACACTTACTGGCCTGAATGGTTCAGAAGAGCGTGTTGTATACAGAGATTGCCTGCCGTCAGGACAGGTAGATTTACAGAATATCGCCGTAGGAGATGTTATCAAGAGAGCATGGAACTTCTTCGTAAACAGACCGCCGAAGCTCCAGAGCTTGCTGTCAATCGGTTAACCATCAGGGCATTACATCAAAGGCGGTGTAATGCCCGAATATTTTATATTAGGAGGACAACAGAATGGATAAGGAAAAGAATGTAGCTCAGGTGGAAGAAAGAGAGTTTACTGAGGAGCAGACCAAAACGCAGCTGCGTATGTTTGAGGGCGATTTTATCAAAGGACTGATCGCTGCCGCAGATTATAAGACAGAGGAAACTCAGCGTATCGAAATTATCAGAAATGGAGTGCTGTTCTTTGCATTTAACATCCGGGCGCTTGGAGAAGAAGAGTACAACAAGTGTAAAACGAAGCACACAAAGTATGTCCGCAATAAACAGCTCGGAATTAAGTTGCCTGAAGATACCAATACGGTAAAATATCGCTCTGCGATTATCTACGAGGCAACAGCGAAGGAAGACAGAGATAAGCTGTGGGATAACAAGAGCGTTTGGGATGCCCTGAATGATAAAGGCTGCCAGATTATGAACGGGCTGGATGTTATTGAGTATACGCTGAAGAGTGGAGAGAAAGATAAGATCATCGAAGCCATTGACAAACTTAGCGGATATGACAGCAACAATCTGGAGGAAGTGGCAAAAAACTCATAATGGCCGGAGGAAAGGCCACATTACTCCATCATATTTTCCAGAAGACCGGAATGACGCCGGATGAATTTTACCAGAAGCCCCCAGGAGTGAGGGCTTTTTTGTTTGCCTCTATGGAGGTAACGCTTGAATCTTACAAGGAAGGAGGGGACAAATAAATGGCAGAGACAGTAAGAATTGAAATACCGATTGAAGTCACTGACAATACAGATCCAGAACTGTCAAATATCACAGACAGCCTAGAAGATGTAGAACAGGCGGCAAGGCGGGCTCAGAACTCTGTTGATCGGGCAGGAAGAACAGTAACACAGTTCGATAGGTCGGCAAACAGAACCCAGCGGAGCTTATCAAGTTGGATGAAGCAGAAATATCAGGTATTGTTAGAGGCGAAAGACAAAATTTCTCCTATCCTGGATAAACTGAAAACCGGGCTTAGAACGGTAGGCGGGAAAACATGGAATGTAACCATGAAAGCTGTTGATTTGGCAACGGCTCCTATCAGGGGTGTTTTGAATCTGCTAAAAAATCCCGTCTTCCAAGTAGGAGCTGTCCTTGGGGTAAGTATAAGCCTGAAGGACACGGTTGATACCTATGCGGATTTTGAGGCAACCATGAGCCGGGTGCAGGCTCTTTCCAATGCGAATGCATCACAGATGGAACAGCTGACAGCAAAAGCGAAAGAAATGGGGGCACAGACGAAGTTCTCAGGAACTGAATCGGCAGAAGCATTTACCTATATGGCTCAGGCTGGATGGCAAGTTCAGGATATGGTTGATGGTATCGGCGGAATTATGAGTCTTGCAGCAGCAGACGGTCTTGATCTGGCAACTACAACGGATATTGTTTCCAATGCACTGACGGCGTTTGGAATGAAAGCAAAGGATACCGCAGAATTTGCTGATGTTCTGGCAGTAGCATCATCAGCTACCAATACGAATGTATCTGATCTTGGCGAAGCATTCAAATATATAGCACCGGTAGCGGGAGCGATGGGGTATTCCATTCAGGATGCCTCTATTGCACTTGGTTTGATGTCCAATAACGCAGTAAAAGGCAGTATGGCCGGAACATCGTTAAAGACAGCACTTGCAAATATGGCAGCTCCAACAGACAATATGGCGGCAGCTATGAAGAAGTACGGTATTAGCCTCACAGACAGCGAAGGAAACATGAAATCTTTAAAGGGTGTTATGGACAATCTCAGAAGTAGTCTGGGAGGGCTTTCTGAAACAGAACAGACAGCAGCGGCCAGCACGATATTTGGCAAAGAGGCTATGGCCGGAATGCTTGCAATCATCAATACCTCTGAAGAGGACTATAAGAAGTTGACAGAGGCTATCAATGAATCTGAAGGTGCTGCTGATAAAATGGCAGATACGATGCAGGATAATCTGAAGGGTTCCCTAGAACAATTAGGCGGAGCCATTGAAACGGTACAGCTTAGCTGGGGAGAACGAATGAAGCCGTATATTTTGGCATTGTCCGAAATGCTTCAGGATAATATGCCAGAGATTGAAGAGTTCGGTCTTAAAGTTTTTGATGCTATCGACAAGAAAATAGAGTCTATTCAGGATAAGATTGCAGAGTTTACCAGTACAGATGAATGGGCAAACGCAGACGCATTTGGAAAATTCGGAATTGCATGGGACGAACTGATTGCGGAGCCTTTTTCTGATTGGTGGGATAGTAAAGGTCATGACTTCTTCGTAGGAAAAGCCGGCTCTTTAGGAATCGGAACGGCGGTTTCAACTGGAATCCTGGCATTGCTTGGAGTAGATGTATCAGATGTTGCCGGGGAAGGGGCAAGCGTAGGCTCTGCTTTCGCAAAAGGGCTGATTGACGGATTTGATGTAGATGCACTTCAGGAAAAACTATGGGGAGCAATCAAAGGCATTTTCTCCAATGCTGGAAAGATATTGCCGGGAGGAGATAAGGCGGATCTTTCATCGTGGATTTCAGCGGCAATGATTGCAAAGGTAGGGATGCCTTTGTTAAGTGTTGGAGCAAAAGGAATTAGTTTCGGTAAAAGTATTTTTGGAAGCAGCACAACAACAGCACCAGGAGGAGGAACCACAGTGGTTCCCGGAATTGGACGCAGGCTTTTAGGAAGTGCCAGTGCGGGAACTGGCTTACTTGGCTTTGGTGCAAATACCGCCATAAAACTCGGAGCCGGAAACCTTGCAGGAGGTGCTTCGCTATCTGCCGGTGCTTTATCTGCTCTTGGACTTGGAGCTACTGCTGGTGGAATTGCCGGAGGGGCAAGCCTTATTAGTGGTGGATTTGATCTGTACAAAGGATTTACCTCGAAAGACAAAGACGAAGCGGCGGGTTTTAAAGAAATCGGGGCATGGAAAAAGTGCATCT